AGAGATTTCACTCTCTGTACTCCTACACAATTTAAATTTATAAAAATAAATTTTGTTTTTAAACTGTGACCTTAGTAGCTTAATTAATGAATTAATTAATAAGGTTTTTTATATATATTATAATTTTTGGTTTATTTAGTTTCAATAGACAGCTAATACTCTAAATCAAAAGAGTAATAAATAGTAGAAGAATGTCGAACATATTCTTTTCTGAATAAATATCTTGATTTTTTATAGACCTCTAATAATTTTCTTTTATAAAAACTAAAAGGGTCATATGTGATGGATCGCCAATTCTCACAATGCATGAAAACCTCTTTCTTTAAAAGTTCTGATAAACTGAAAAAATCTTTGTTTTTTTTGTTTAATTCACTAATTGGTAAACTTAAACCTTTTAATAAGATAATATTTTCTTCTTTCACAATACCAAAATTAAGGTCTGGATATTCATCACTTAATTTTCTTTGCTCAGAAATTTCAGTTAGCATTAGATTTTTATTTAACCAATCTGATTTATTTATTGTATTAATTAAATTATAGTTATTTAGAAATTTTTTATAATTAATTTCACATCTAACTAATTCAATTTTAGCTTTATCGCTATCAGTTAAATTATATTTTAAATTTAAATAACTAAAATATTCTAATGCAAGACTTCTAAATTCAGAATCATCTGGGGCCGTAGTCACATACGAATATACTAAGTCAATTTGATCACTAAGATCTCTTTTCTTAGTTTGATATAATATTCTATCGAACATCTTTTCTCTATTCCAAATTAATTCAAAATTATGAAATCTTCTCTTTAAAAAATCAGGAGTATCATTAATATCTGTGATAGTTGATAAATCAAATAGTTTAGGGACTAATGGATCACTTCTTAATCCAATTTTTTTAACAATTTCATCAATGTTATTTAAATTGGGATGTTTTTTAAAGAATACTTTTGCATCATCACCATAAACGGTTAAATCCATGTTTTCACAATAGTTATCTCCGTAAATATAGTAACCGATTAAGCTCCAGTAGATTAAATTAATTGTACAATTAATTATCGTAGTAAATGGATGTCCTGAAGGAATGGCTCTATTGATTTCTACTACAATACCAGGTGGAAATAGTACGTATTTGTTTTTAATAGAAGAATAAATGTAATATGCAATTCTTTTATTAATGTCACTATTAGAAAAATTACTTAGTAAAACAGAACAACCTGCATCAATAAAATTAGAATCAACTGAAGCATCAAAATTACTCCAGTCTGCCTCTAATTCATAGTCATATTTCTTTCTTTGTTCTTCGAAGTCTTCTGTTTTACTTAAGTCTAATTTATCTTCAAGTCTAAAACGTAAATTTTCACTTTTATTGATATAGTGAGTAAATTTCTGAGAAAACCAAGTAAGTAGTAACGCTGCTGGACCTTCTGTATTTAAAATTGCACGAGTTCCAACCTCACCATTAGGTCCCTCTAACTTAATGTCTTTTTCACGAGCAAATATTTCCCAAAG